TGCTAAATATCTTTCTTTTTCTAAACGTATAAGGAAGCTCCTGAATAGGAACTTCTGCATGCGAGAAGAAATTAAGATATCAATCTATATCTAACAAAGCTCTTCAAGGTAAACTAAAGCCAATAAGCTTTAGTATATCCTCTTGAAGTATTATAGGTAATCTATCTGTAGCGGCACTTAGATCAAATCCATATAATTTAGGTTTCTTATTAGATAATCTTTTAAGTAACCGATTAAATGGATATTCTTGATCAAAAGTACCATCATTATCACTTAAACCTTTCAATTTATTGAAAAGGAACTTGTGTAATGGTCTCAGACAAGTCTGTACTCAGTAAGAAGTTATTGCTATAACTCTTGCTTTTCCAGCTTGGTCTTTGACTACCGAAAGACGCCCTAATACAAAACGAGGAATTAACCCAAGAAGAGTAAGTATGATATAGACAGGTCCGAATAAAGCTATAATAAAGAGGAGATAAAGGAGCAATCCGATATTGAATCGAATGTATAGACTTTTAAATATATTATAGAGGACATTCGGACTATGTAATAATGCTAAAGCATCATTAATAGAACCGAACCCCGCTATAATAGTATTAGGTCCTGAGGCTTCACTTCAGTAAAGGGAACATCTACTATTCTTAGTATATGTATTGTACAACTTTAGCTCTTTTAATGATTTAATCAATAATGATCTATCTAATGTTTTAGATAGTCCATTAAAAGGAGCCATAATTGTATCAATACTAGGATCTACCTTTGTAGGAAAGACCCGATGTATACTCAGACAAGTTAATAGAGAACCAATTAACTTCTTCCGCTTATGAGTAGGAACTTCCTTATTAAGGATAGCTTCTATTATAGGCTTTGGAATGATAGTTGGGAAACCGCCTTTGTCAGTTTTAACAAATACTGAAGTAGATTTCTCTACCTCATTATTAGCTAAACGTCTCACTGTTATTCTCATCACCTCTTTGAGGTAAGTGAAAGTAAAAGTGAAACCACTCTCGGTAACCAATCGAGATATACGTGCAAACAAGGTCTTAAAAGATCTACTATATTCTTTAACTGAATAAGATCACAGCACTAATTGAAGAAAAGGAAAGAACTCTTTAGTTCTTATCCAAGATTTCTTCGCAAAGTGCCTTTTAATGTTTAGTTGTGTTATAAATATATTATTTGTAGCATTAATTAAATATTAAAGAGTGACAACTTAGTATTATTAAATCCTTCTTTAGGGTGCTAACCCAAAGTGGATTACTACATAAATTAAAATGTAGCTAATCTATAGTTGGCTCTAGCACAATATAGTGCCATAGACTCCACATACTTGGTTAAAG